ACCGTTGAAGGCGTGATTACTGACTGTTCAGCCTTTATCCCTAATGAAAAGGGAATGCAAGCTGCACCAAGCGCACAAAGCACGGGCATTGATGCATTAGCGGCTACCTGTTTCGGTGCTGCGGCAGTTCGTAAACTGGACAATACAACACGTATTATTGCTGGCACTGGCACAAAGCTGTATGAGCTATCAGCAACAACATGGTCAGACATTACCAGAGCGGTAGGCGGTGATTATGCTCTGGGTGGCGCTAATGCATGGCGTATTGCACAATTTGGCGATACTACGCTGGCAGTGGCTAAGTCTGATACCTTGCAATTTAGCTCTAGTGGCGCATTTGCCAATGTAACAGGCGCACCCAAAGCCTCTATTGTGGAAACAGTAGCAGGGTTCGTGTTTGTGTTTGATACCAATGATGTTACATTTGGCGACAGTCCTAATCGCTGGTGGTGCGCTGCACAAAACACTTATGACGACTGGACACCTAGCATAGCGACACAGTCTGCATCAGGTTTGTTAGTATCTACATCAGGCAAGATATTTGCAGGTAAACGCTTTGGCGACCAGATAGTGGTCTATAAAGAACGTGCAATGTATATCGGTACTTACGTTGGTGCTCCTCAAATATGGAACTTTCAGCAAGTGCCAGGTGAAGCAGGATGCAACTCACAAGAGGGCGTTGTCAACATAGGCACCACAGATAACCCTATTCATCTGTTCATGGGCATTGATAACTTCTGGCGCTTTGATGGTGCAAGACCTGTGCCTCTAGGTGAAGGCATCCTTAAAAAGACCATATATGCTGAATTTGATGATGCTTACGCTGATCGCGTTAAGACTGTGCATGACAGGGTAAATTCTCGCGTTTACTTCTACTATCCTAAAACAGGCTCAAATGGCGTACCGAACGGTTGCGTTGTTTATCACTATAGAACTAACAAGTGGGGTAGGGATGACCGCAGTATAGAATGTGCGCTTGAGTATGTATCAGGCGGCATTACATGGGACACCATCCCTTTTGGCACATGGGATGCTATCAACTCGTCTCTATCATGGGATTCAGCGTTTTGGAATGCTGGCAGCTATACCCCAGCAATATTTGATACTACACACACTTTAAATTCATTAGATGGCACCTCAACAAGCTCTAGTTTTACAACTGGCGACTTGGGGGATGATGACAATTATTATCTGCTATCAAGAGTTAAACCTCGCTGGCTGACAAAGCCAACTACGGCAACCATGACCAACTTCTATAAAGCCAATGAAGGCGATACGCTGACAACTGGCATTAGCACCACAATGGATAGGTCACGCTTTGACACGCTGATTAGTTCACGCTGGCACAGGTTGCAGTTTGATATGACAGGCGATGCCGTATTGAGTGAGGTAGTAGTGGATTTAATGGCTGATGGTGAAGAGTAATGGATAAGCTAAAAATTACCCAATACGCTACGGCTGAATATAACAGACAAAGCTATAACAACGTATTGCAGTCAGTAGAACAGCAGATTAATCGTGCGGCAGATGGTTACCTGTTCCCAGTAATGCCGATTACGGCAAGTTACACAGTCAATTATAACGATGGTGTAATACTGGCAGATGCTACAGGTGGCGCAATTACAGTCACACTAAAGCCAGCTAATGAGATGACACAGAAGCGCATTGTGATTATAAAGACAGATGCGAGTGGTAACGCAGTAACAGTCAATGGTGATGGCACAGAAACCATCAATGGCGCATTAACTAATGTTCTCGCGGCACAGTATGACAAAGTAGAACTGGCAGCTTATAACGGTGCTTGGTACATTTTATGATTTGTGTAGGGCTGGATTTAAAATACTGGGATTTTGTAAAACAGGATATTGAACTTGCATTAAAGCATGATGGAGGTCGCGTCAATATAGACGATATGTATCAGTTTATTGTCAATAAAGACGTGCAGTTATGGGCTATCCATGATGGTGAAATTCATGCAGTAATGACCACGCAAATAATCAATTATCCACAATATAAATCAGTAAACATATTCACGGTTACAGGAAAAGACTGTGAAAAATGGCTTAATGTATTGATAGATACTGTAAGCAGATGGGCAGCAGAACAAGAATGCTCATTTATGGAGTTTACAGGTCGCAAAGGCTGGGAAAAGATTTTAAATAAAAAAGGATTTGGCGAAACTCAAATAACCATGAGAAAGCCAATTAGTTTCTAACGCCGTGATGGCGCTGAAAGGAATAAAATGAGCAGTGGTAAATCAAAAAGCAGTGGAGGTTCAACTACACAAACTATCCAGAAAGCAGACCCGTGGTCAGGCGTACAGCCATATATCACTGACTATCTGCAATTAGGTCAAAAGACAACACAGAACCCTTACCAGTTCTATAACGGTGACACAGTAGCAGGCTTTGCTCCAGAGCAGGAAATGGGTTTTAACTTAGGCACACAACGCGCTTTGGCTGGCAGCCCTACGCTAAATAGCGCCAACAATAATATTACCAGTACGCTTAACGGCAACTTTCTAAGCCCTGACAGCAATCCATATTTAAAAGGCACTGCTGATCGCGCGATGAATGATGTGCAGACGCGCATTAATTCACAGTTCAACAACAACAACTTTGGCTCAACAGCACATCAGGAAACACTACAGCGCGGGCTTGGTGAGCAAGCTAACGCTATCTATGGACAGAACTATAACAATGAGCGTAACAACCAGTTACAGGCTGCAAATATGTCACCTACACTGGCAAGTGCTGATTATCAGGATGCTAACTATCTGCAAGGCATCGGCGCACAACGTCAGGGCTTGGCTAACCAGTATCTTGGCAACTCTGCTAATGCTTTCAATGGTGCGGCGCAGTTCCCGTATGACCAGTTATCACGCTATGGCGATGTAGTACGTGCAGGTCAGGGCGTAGGCGGCACAACCACAACAACTGCGCCTAATCCTAATCAATCTAGCCCATTGGCTGGCGCTTTGGGAGGTGGCTTAGCAGGTTACGGTCTTGCTAGTCAATTTGGCAGCGCAATTGGCATTACTAATCCTTGGATTGGTGCTGGAATTGGCGCTCTTGGCGGACTTTTAGGTTAAGGGGATAAATATGTTTGATCAAAATTTATTGGGGATGGGTGGTTTAGTTCCTGCTAGTGGTCACATGAGTATGGGTGGGTATGTTGTAGATAGTTGGATGCCAGCACCCAAGCAAGCAACACAGCAACCGCAAGCAACATTGCCACAATCGTCATTAAGCGGAATGTATAAAGACCCATTTAGTACAGCCATGAGTGGCACACAGTCAGGCACATTACAGCCTTACGTTAATCGTATGACACAGAATGCTAATCGTGCGCTATATGGCGGGTTATTAGGTTATCAGCCTCAATCTATTGTTGCTGGTGATGCTGGCGGTACACCTGTTAACAGTACGCCACCACAATTCAATATGCAAAGCGCAATCCCACAGCAAGGGCAAGGCTTGAATTTTACAGGGTTCGGCAACCGTTCATGGATGGGGAAATAACATGGGCTTACTTAATGGATTAATGCCAGGTGAATGGTCACCTAATGGCATGGGTGGTCAGTCAGATAAAATGAGCGGTCTATTGAATAATCCTGCATTGCAGATGGGATTAGGAATATTAGCCAATAACCAAGGTAACTATGGCTCATTCGGTGCAGCTTTAGGGCGCGGTGGTTTAACTGGTATGCAGAATTTACAGCGTCAGCAAGAATCAATGCGTCAGCAAGAACTAATGAAGCTACGAAACAAACAGTTTGAGCAAGAATATGGCATGAAACAAGCTGAATTTGAGCAGAACAAAACAAAAAATGACCAACAAGAAGCCGCACACAATGATTTTGATACCAAGTTCCCAGAGTACAAGGGATTATCACGCCTAAATCCTCAGGCTGCTATGAAGATTGCATATCCTCAAGCCACTGGCGCTGACCCTTACTTTACGCCTATTCCATTAGATAGCGGCCTAGCAAGGTTTAATAACAGAACTGGCGAAATGGAACTGGTGACATTGCCGAATGGGCAAACTGCTATGAAGGCTTCTGATTCCCCAAGTTTGCAAGGCAGGATTCAAGGCGCTAAATCACAGGCGCAGGCACAATGGAAGCCTAACGATATGATACCAGGCACAATATCAACTGATGCTCAAGTTGCTGGGGCTGCAAGAGGTGGATTCCCTG